ACCTGTGCTATCTAGGAACGTCCCACTGAGCCGTACATCTTCTTGTGCCATTGTCTAAATTCCTTGCGGACCTTTGCCGCGAGTGCCAGAGAGAGCCTCTGCAACAGCTTCATCTGGGCTGTTGATAGCTTCTTCTTCTTGAATAAATTCTACCCGTAAACCACTAGCTTCTAGTGCTGCACGTTGAAGTGCGTCATGCCCTCTTTGGTTAGTTGTGCGGTTATGGTAATACTTAGATTGCACGTTTATACCCACATGAGGACTGCGTATGATGAAATCAACAACAGCCCCACCACGAACATGCCTACCGCCGAATTGTTTCGACTGATATATAAAGTCCCCGGCTTCTTCCAGTCTACCAGTTCTGATAATTGCACGATAAACCCAGTATTCAGGCTGAGAACCGCCACGAGCAAGCCACCATTCAGGAACCTCTTCAACCGGAGTACCCGTAACTGTACGTGTCGTTGCAGGTCGTTTAGTTCTAAAGGACTGAACCATTATCTGTCCCTCGACTGCCTTGGCTCTACAAAGTTAGTTCGGAATACACCAACTTCTGATTCCCCACCAGCTTCTTCCATACTCTGAAGATCAGTCATGTCCATGTAGTAGTTCTGGCTGTCAGTATCATCGTTTCTGTAAGTAACCTCGACAAGAGTGCCCGAAGCAAGGGATGATTTCAGGTCAACAATCTGCTGCTTAGTATTGCGACCATCAGGCGATACTTCGTTCACATCAATGTCAGCAGCAACACCCCACAAGAGAGCGACCACAGCGCGCCACACCAGAGTCAATTTGATGAGTTGAGGCGTGTTTGTAATAGTAGAGCCACGAGCAAAAGATACTCTGAACTTGATAGACCGGAACACTTCACCGACTGGACTTCCATTCACAACAATTCGGAACTTCTTTTCTCCTGTTGAAGTAATAAGCCCGTTTGTAAGCGTCGAGTCATCTAACGTGGTGTAAGACTCCGTGTAATCAGTGGCATACTCCACCTTGATTGTCTCACTGGAAGTTGGATTGACAGTCTCAACCAATACATCAAGAGCAACCTTAGTTTGGTTACGGATATTGAAGTCATTCCAAGGAGTCTCAAGCGTAGCCGTTTCTGCATAGGTAGAGTTTGCAACCTGAAGTGGGTTTACCGCATCAACAGGCAATGTCTGCCAGTAAACTTCTTGGTTAGCAGCCCACCACATACGGTACTGGTTATAAGAGTTTGATACCGCACCTGTAGTAACTGCTTGTGAAACACCACTACTAAGCCATTTACCTTCCCAGCCTCGTTCATCAAATCCAAGGATTTCAGAGTAACCAAGGTTGCCACCAGCAATAGCACCGTGGTGAGTTCCTGCTCCACGAGTAGAGTACGAAGGAGCAGTTCTGCCTGCTGCTGCCGTAGCGTTAAGCAACACCATAAGGTCGTTGTGAGTCCCTAAGACATCTGTAATGACTCCACGTTTGTCTGACGGTAATCCGTGGTCACGATCAGGACCCATAGGGACAACAACAGTTTGGTCGTTACCAGCTTGGAACCTGTAAATAGAGTTACCAGCAGGGAAGTAGATAGACCCACGCCATACGGTTGTGCCCTTACCCGCTTCTGGGTGGAACGGCAGTTGCAAGTCTGTGGCTAAGAAGCGTTGGTTGATGTCATCATGCACGTACAACCCGACTTTTGTTGCTGCGTAAATGTGTTCTTCACGGTCAGGGCCACGAGCCACAAGCAACTCAGTAACGTGATCGTCAGGGAGTTGTAATCGAGCGTCGGTTGACCAAGCGGTTGAAAGGTCATCTGTGTAATAAAGTTGCCCACTTTGAGACATGCCCCAAAGCAAGTCTTTCCAGAAAACCAACTTCTTTACATCGGTTACATTGCGCGCCCATGTTGAAGAATCAGTGGCGTAATCCACTTCTGACCCTGTTGCAATCGCAAGTGTTTCAACACCGCCAATTAACCCTTTTTTAGAATCAGTGGCTTGGTTCAACAAGGTGCGAATAGAACTGCCCCAGTTGTCTATAGAGTTGTTATAGACATGAACGGCAGCACCAAAGGACGCATACATTTCGTCCTTGAAATCAGTAAGAGAGTGGATAGAAGCGGAAGGGCTGTTAGAAGTAAGAGTCGCAAGCCTTGGCAGTATGATGCGGTCTTTGTACCGCAGTTGCGTAGTTGCCCACCATACCCTGTCAGCGTCTTTTGACGGGTCCATAATCTCAACGCCGATACCACCACGAACATCTCCAATAGCCCACTGGGATGCGTGAGGGTTATCAGACGAAGAAGACTCGCCAATAATGATACGACCTGGTTGTTGAGCAGCATCAAATAAACGTACCTTGCCCTTAGACCAGTACGACTTATTGTCAATGACGATTGAGTTACGCTGCACGGCGCGGTCGTTAGCCATTACTCAACTTTCCGTTCTACTCCGAATGCCGTAAAAGTAATATTGCTTGCTATTGACGATCTCACGGCAATGTTCCCCGCAGGATTGTTCATGTAAAACGGCCCTTCAAGGCGAACAGAGGCACTCGCTACTGCTGCCGTATCGAAGACGATAGCGGTTGCATTGGAGTAAGTTGTGCCATTATCGTCAATAAAGACACGGTAAGTAGCAGTTCCACCGGCAACTTCAGTGATGTAAATAACGTCAACACGGTACTCAAAGCCTCGTGTTGGGGAGAAAAGACTAGCAGCGTTGGTGTCGGCAGGCATCAGTTGCCCAAGTTGCTTCCACGCCATTAGTCATCAATCCAAACTGTCCCACTAGGAGCCTGCTGGCCTGTTAGCGCACCAAGAGCCAATGCCTCGTACTGATCCGCTTCAAGATATGCAGCATCTCTGTTGCCATCACGACGGTCGCCCCTAGAACGAAGCAACATAGCCGTTGCCTTGTTTATTAGGTACTCAGGCTCGACATCACATGCTGTTGCATCTGCATTTAATTCACTTGGCTTTTTCACGCCAACTAATTTGATGAGAGCGTACCCCGAACCTGTCGGAGCATTGGAGTAATCGACCGTGAATGTCCGTGCGTCTTTATCAACGTGCCAAGAGTTTCTGTGCAGCGTTGCCCAGTCACCAGTGTTGTCTCTAACAGCGCGAATTCCGTCAATGTGAATCGTTGCTGCACCAATATCATTCGTGTGCTTTAAGCCAACAGATATGATTGCTGTGTCCAACGCTGGCGTTGCAAGTGCAACCCTAACGTAAGTCCATGTATCAGCAACAAGAGCAGGAACATTTAGTGTTTCAACTGGTGATGCACATGAGGCCGAATTGTCTAAGAGCAACTGCAAATCACCGGCAGTAGTTGCAATCGTAGACTTCATCCAGAACTCAGCATGAGTCATGCCTGACAGGTCAATGCTTGAGATTGCCTCAGATGCAATAATAGCCCCAGCAGCAAGACCGACAGCAAGAACGTGCTTATTAGAGCCGCTGCCCTCACGCTTGTTCTCTTCGGAAAGCGATGATGTCACACTTCCCACTGTGCCTTGCTCTGTCCACAAACTGTCCACGTTGTGGATTACTTTTTCTTTGTGATTTACCCGAACCTGAATGCTCGATATCCCCACAGTAGCCGTAGGGATTGTAAATGAGTTTACTGCATTCGATGAGTGCAAACTAATATCACGTAAAGGCGGCGCACCCTTACGAGGGATCGCACGTATCGCACGGTTGATAGAACGGTGAACTCGCCGTGGGTCTAAGTCTCTTTGCCACAGTTCGTAAGTGTCCCCGTCCGCAACAACCGCAGCTAGAACGTCACCACGCAAAGTCCCAGTAGTAGAAGAACCAACAAAGTCGTTGACAATCCTAATAACCTCATTATTAGTACCCGAAGTGCTGCGCCAGTACCAACCATTGATGTAGTTGTCTGTAGCTTCTAACTCTGCATCGACAAAGGTAGATGTAGAGCCACCGGAAGTAGCTGTGTGAGACTCGTATCCACCGTACTGCTCACCAATACTTGCAGCAATTTCTTCTCTAGTTTGGGATATTAGGACTGCGATGACGAACCTCTATACGTGAGTCTTTTTGTGTGTGTAATACGCTGCGGTACGCGACCTAGCTTTTGCTGCACTATTTGTCCAGTCACACTTAAGGCACGTTCCAGAGGAAGTCTTCCAAGCCTCAACAGGCACTTCGGGTGCTGGAGTGGCTTCTACGGGCTGTGCGACATCAGTAAAAGCTTCTGAACTGCTATTTGGCAGCAGTTGTGAAATAGTAAGTTCCCGAATCTTGCGTTCTTGGTCTTCTCGCTCTTGGTCACGAGATTCAGTAATAGCAGCCCACTCAGACCGATGACGGTTTTGTGCGTGGGTTCTAACGTCAAGCATCGTGCGGAGGTTCGACTTACTACAAGTTCCAAGCCCTAGAGATTCGTGGTATTCACGATCTGGGTGGTTCTCATGCAGCAAGCAAAGGTACTCTCCAACCTCAATCGGTGGAGCATCAGCTTTACGAGTAGTAAATATCCGCTTTCCAGTTTCAGGATCGGTTTTGCTTAATTGAGTTGGCAGCATGTTGTTATTAACAATAGAAGCCTCTCCGTTACGAATGTCATAAACAACAGACTTCCCTGCCGACGATGCTTCTTCAACAATCATGGCATAAGGATCGCTTGCTGTTGGAGTGTGAGTAAATGACCCTTCCTTTAGGTCAGTGTCATCAATAGCATCTTGCGCTTCTAAAGCAAGTTCATGCACAGATGTTCCGTCAAGGCTGTTATTGCCCATCGTTGCCATCGTACTCAACTGTTCTTTTGTAACGGCCATTATTTCTTCCTCTTTAGGGCTTCACGCTTTTCACGTTCATTGTGATACGCCTCAACCCATTGTTCCGGTGTCCCCGTTGGTGATACGTCGTATGCGTCATCAGAGAATCCTCTCAAGCGCATTTCATTCGCCATATCACGAAGACTACCTACTGTTTCGTAAACTCCACCAGTAGAAGGATCACCCCCAATAATGTTAATCGGTTTCGATCCAGCAAATATATCGGACTGCCCAAGAGCCTCTTTATATGTGGCTATTCTATCGTTCCTAACAACTTTTAGTTCTTGAAAGCGATATGAACCATGCCCTGGTTTGTCAGCATCGTATTCACGTAACAAGAACGAAGGCTCATCGTTAGATACATAAAAAGCTATTGCCTCAATCATCTGTCTCCTCTAACCCTCGCATTAGTTGTTGCCCCCGCCCCGAAGGGCGAGGGCTTTATTTACCTATTGACTAGGCGTTCCAGTCACGGTTTGCCTTGACGAGAATGTAATCCACATCAAGGGTTTCAATAGCCGCTCCCTTTGCTTCAACACCGACACAAAGTGCAAGGTTGACAGAAGTAGAAGCAGCACCCTCAACGGTCTTTTTCAAGTCACCGTCAACGTACCAACGAGTGTCACCGTTAGGAGCAATCTCAAGTCTGAGAACTTGCCACTCACCAGCGACAGCATCATCGTCTAGGTCTAAGCCTGTAGAAACAGTCTCAGCACTGGTAGAACCACCGTTGTAAACAGCGTGCCAGTCTTCGTCATCAGTAAGTTCTGCTGACAGCAAGAAACCAACGAAGTCCGAAGCAGTGTTCGTTATCGTTGTGCCAGTACCGTGTACTACATCGGTCTGGATCGAAAGCGTTTCAGGCGCAATGTCTGAAAAGCCAATGAAGACCTCTTTAGTATCGAGGTTCTCCATTTGAACACGAGTTTCAAGAACAAGAGTTCCACTAAGAGCAACATCAAATGCTGCCTGAGTGCCAACCATAGTAGTGTGATCTACTTCGTTGGTTGTGTTAAGCCGACCAGCACCGGAAAGAATCCCAGCAATAGTTGGAACACCAGCGTCAGCTTCAGCACTACCCTGTCCACCGACAGAGAAAGGGCCAAGCGAACGAAGTTCAGCCGTGTTAGCGATTGAGTCTTCGCCGTAGAAGTCGTAGAAAAGTCGGATGCGTCCCGGCTCTCCTTGAGCGTTTATAGCCATTTTTTATTACCTCGTCCCCTTACCGATAAGGCGGGTTTGGGACTAATTGTTTATCTAACCTACGATGTAGGAGCAGTTGCGTCCGACATGATTTCGTAGAGCCAGTTACCTACAGAACGTTCTCCGTAAGCATATTCGTCACGATGCAAAACTTCAGTAGCACCGCCACCAAGCTTCTCGTTACGAACCGTCTTTACCCAAGGCATTCGAGCCTGGACGCAGATGATCGAACCGTTTGTACCTGAAGCGAATACTCCACCCTTAGCGTCATCACCTGTAACGATAGAGATGTTGTCATCCGTGTATGCCTGTGCATTTGCAATAGGCAAGTTGAATGAGTTCTTGAACACATCAGCCGTTAGACCGCTAGAGATGTCGTAAGTTCCAACACCTGCTACCAGTTCATCAAACAGGTCTTTCATCTGGAAGGAGTGAAGCACGAATGCAACAGGCCCATCCCAAGGTTCAGTCGTGTTGCCACGAATGCGATACGCTGCTGCTGCAATGTGACCGGAAGTAAGCGTTACGCCAGCCCCAGCAAGTTGAGTCGTTGCACCGTCAAGAACAGTTAGACCGTCCTTGTCTTTCTGTCGTTCAATCGCCTGCTGGCCAAGTGAGCCAACTTTAGCGAAGACGTTCTTCGATACGTTTCGAGCAGCACGGTCAGTGATGACTGTGTGAACCGAAATAATCGAAGGGGTTACAGAAATCGCACTGTCAGAGAGTTCCTGTGGGTTGTCTTCCTCAGTTGTCTCTGTGATTGCCGAAGCGGTTAGCTTGGCAAGATCAATCTCACGCCAGTTGTTACCAACTCCTGCGCCAAGCGTCTGCTTGTCAACGATTTGGGTCATTACACCCTTGTACTCACGGACATTCCGAGCAGCACTCACTACCGTAGGTAGCGAATCACTCAGGCTGTCAGTAATAGTCTGTCCTACTGCCATTATTATTTTACCTTGCGACTAACCAAGGTTGACTCCCATTGAACGCATGACCTTATTTGCACGGGCATGATCGTTAGAACTGCCTGATGCATAAACAGTGTTCAGCCATTGCTGATCTGTTATTGTGCCACCCTGTCCAACACCACCGTCGAAGGTATTAGCTTCGCCACCGGAAGGAACTTCTGCTTGTTTAGCCGCTATTTGTTGTTTTCGTAAGCCCTCGGCTTCGCCAAGAACCTTTGATGCCTCTACGAGCAGGGCGGGGTCTGAATAGCCTTGGAGCAATGCTCGCTGGTTTTCAGGCACACCGTACTGTCGCATCATCTCATTTACCGAAGCGTTCTTAGAAGTAACTTCCGCAGACTGATTAGCCTGTGTTAGTTGCTGCTGTAGGGCATCAGCCCTTTGTTCAGCTTGGAACGAAGCCTTGGCCGTATTAGCTTGCTGTGTAGCAAGTCGATTAGCCGCTGCTTCATCGTGACCTTCTGCAACTAACTGGGCTTCCAGTGATTGTGCATAGCCTCGAACTTCCGCTTCTAAAACTTGATCTGAGTACGTTGTCTGAAGTTGCGATACCTGATTTCTCAGGCTTTGCATTTCAGTCTCGCGCTCATTCTCGCGCTGTCTAATAGATGACTCTCGCTTAGACCATTCATCCTGAGTCCGCATCCTGCCAGATTCTTCTGGAGATGCCTCGTCAATAGTAGTCTCGTCGGGAGCCACCTCAGATACAGCCGACTCTTCGGTTATCTCTGAGGTTTCATCGGATTCGGGTGATACATCGTCGGAGATTGCTTCGTCGCTAGTTACGCTAACTTCTTCCGTCGCTACTGGTTCAGACTGCTGTTCATCCCAATTTGCAGGGATAATCAACTCGTCGCCAGAAGGGAGGGAATCGGTTGTTTCTAGGGAGGATTCATTCTCAGAGGAGGTACTCACCTCGTTTGGTGTGACCATAAAAGTCCTCGTAAAATTATCGTGAAACCTTATTCAGTTGTCGCGCAAGTATATAACAGCAACTTGGGATACAGCAAAACGCCCATAGATACCACTAGGTTATTCGGAAGCAGGTGCATTTATCGAACCCTGCAACCTACCAAAGGCTGGCGGTGCTTGAGGTAGTGCTTGACCGCCTCGCCCTCGTAATGACTGTGACTCTGTGGTTTCTCTTTTTCCAGAGTGGGCAACTCTAGCTGCCTGAGATTCAGTAATGCGGTTAGCAGAAGCGGAACCTTTAAGTAGTTCCATAATCCCCGGTGCGTGAACTCCTTGGTTAGTGTTGCGCTTCACGTATTCTTTCTGCTCTTTAGGAAGACTTGTAATCAACTTAGTTACTAAGTTATTCCACACATCAGGCATGAAGAAATCACCAACAATAGCGTTGTCAAACGTAAGGTTGTACGCCTCTAATGCTTCAATATTGGCATCTGTTTCTTCTTCTTTATTCTCATCAAAGTCCATGCCCGCACCTGCTGCCAAGCCGACTTTCTGATTACGGGCGTTTGACTGCGCTTCGTAGTACAAGTCCAATGCGCTACGCTGTGGAGCCTTTGGGAACGACTTCTTGGTAACTATTCCAGCAAGTGGGCCTCTACCCGCAAGACCGTCGATAATGTTCTTTTCCTGACGGAGCCTAGTATCATCAATTTTCTTGGCTTCTGAGTAGTACGTTGAAACTTTGTCCCCGCCTGCTGCACGTTCTTCGGTAATCGGATCAAGCATCGCAGCTTGACTCCTGCGAGTTTCTCTTTTCTGGTAAGGCTCAGTATCTTGGTACTTCATGCCCCATGTCACATCCGAACTATTATTCAAATAGTCAAATGACCCAGCAGGAAAACTGCGCCAACCAAAGAAGTCAGCTACACCACGAGTCGCCTTGCCTTGCATCGTGTCGAGTGGGCCGCCGCTAAAGAATGCTGCATTGGCAGTCAGCGGAATAAAGTTCCCGGTGAAGATATTTGCCACCTGTCCCCAGCCTTCACCCATTGGATTACCACCAGCATCCTTGCCAAGCAGTAAATCTATTGGAAGACCTGGAGCAAACGCTAATTGACCACGAACCCAGTTCACAAAGTTGTTACTTCCCCACTCCTTAGTTTCCATAAATCCTTCAGGATCATTGTGCATCTTAGCGAGTAATCTCGTATCAGACAATATCTTTGAACCAGGGCCAACTAATTGACCCGCAACCTCCCACAACAAGTATCGAGGGTGAAGAGGGTTTAGTCGTTCCTTAACTCCTTCGCTTATTTTTTGCGGAGAGTCACCATCTTCAATACCTTTGAGAATAGTAATGCCTGCTCCAAGCATCATCATGCCAGTAATCATTTTGAACATTGACTTACGTGCTAAGTCGCCCTTGATCCCGCCTTGCAACATTGATGAATAGAACGCAGCCGTGCCTCGACGGTACTGTGATGCAAGCAATAAGGCAGATTCTCTTGTTCTGGTTGCTTGGTTTATGCCGATACGAGATGAAGACAATAGCCCTCGTGTATTGTTGATGTAATCATCTATATCTTTCAAAGCCGCAGTATCAAAAGTTCCGTCTGCGTTTTTAGCAAGGCTTTCCAGCCCCTCTGCCATGCTTAATCCAGCCTCGTCAAACGCTGCTTCTGTTGCAATACGGAACGGTTCAAGTAAGCGTCTTGGGAATGCTTTGGCTCGTTGCGCTGCGCCTCTAACTGAAAGTGCTTCATTCCATAAATCAGTTGCGCCTAGCACACCTTCAGGGTTAAAGGCTTCAGTAAATTCACCACCACCCAACTTCAACGTGCTGTGACGATTTGCCAATTTGAGCGAACGCTGAATACGTGCAGCATTAGATTTAGTAGCTAACTCTGGGCTAACTATTCCTTTTGCAAGTCCGTCTGCAAAAGCAACAAGTGCCTTTACGTAAGTTTTTTTGTGACCAAATGCGGTAATTATAAACTGGATAGTGAAAACCGATGCGTCACCAGCTAAAGCGAAGTACCTGCTTACACTGTTGAGTTTGGCGAAGAAAGAAGTCCCTACGCCTACTTCTGTCTTGGCTTGGCTTGCCAGTGTTTCTGTTAGGTCAGATGCTATCTGTTGACCTTCTCTGCCACGAATAAGAATGTTGTGGTTCTGGAAGGGAAGTTTTGTTGCATCTTCAAATGTAGACCCTGCTGGAACTGTGTCGAAGTTTTCCTTTACATACTTCACAAGTGCATCTTCTGCATTTGCATTATAGGCAGCACGTAGCTGGTCACGAACCCGCTGGTCATACGGAACAACGGTATAACCGCCTTCCGTTACCTCTTTCATTGTTTCTATGGCACGGGCTTTGCTTGCCTTGCTACCAATATTGCGGCCGCCAGTACCAGTGTCCGGTATCTCGCGAATAGCTATTATGTCACCAGCCTCGTTGTACTTTGCAACAATGCCACGGGTGAGAAACAACAGGTCTTCTGTTTCGCTAATCTTCCCAACATCAGCCCCAGCGCGAACTCTTAGTTCACGCGCTGCGTTACTGAGTTGACGAAGACGGTCAACATACTCTCGCTGTTCAGGGTTCAACTGACGCAAAATTGCAGGACGTTCTGCATCGTTTAGTGTTTTCCCCTTCAGGACACCAGCAGTGTCATCTGTAAACCGCCCGAACTCGTCAAGTTTCCCAAACAGTCCTTCTCGTGTCCCTATTTCGTTTACATAAGACATTGCTCGTTCAACTAAGTTTCGCCCCTCGTCTTTCAGAGGATTCAAAATATGGCCGAGTCGCTGCCCAATTCGTTGAGCCTTAAGTGAAGGGTCAGCCTTTCCTAATCGAAGGAACTCACCGACTTTGCGAGGAGTAAATTTAGGCAAAGTAATGTTCTTACCAATAATGGGAATCTTGAAACCAAACGTACCTTCACGGAACGTCAAGTCGTAAAGTTCTCCAAAATCCGTCAGGTCTGGAACTGTGCCTTCTGGCAACGGGGCTACTTGAACATCTGGAGGTGCTGCACCACCACGACCGCCTGTACGCATAGCAGCCACATCAGCCTCTAGTCGCTGATCTGGTGTCATCGGTGCTACATCGTCAGCAGCCCTAGCAACAGGCGCAACATCCAGCGCATCCACAGCCACATCGTCAGCAGGCAGCGCGCCAGTGCCAACGTCATCTATGATCGCCCGCTGCTGCGGGGTTACTTGGCGAGCAGCAACGGTTGTGCCTGTGGGTGGAGTGGTGGGTTGCGTTATTGCCTGTTTAGGCGTGAATCGTATTTTGCCATCGGGCAGAACTTCACGGTCAAAACGCTCACTGTTTTTGATTGCTCTTTCAAAGAGTCTCATCTCTCGCTTGTCAGCAATTTTCGGATCAAGAACCGCTGAAATGGCTCTTTTACCAAGGCTGCTCACGCTCTCAAGGCGAACACTAATTTCAGCATTACCTGATTCTTGGGCTATGAATTTCAGCCCCGGCTTACTGTGTAAATCTGGGCGACCTTCTAACCCCTCAGTCGAGTATTCAATAAGAACACCCTTGTTTCCACGTTGCCCAAGGGCAAGGTCAGGAGTGTTGGCTGTAGGAATTTCAGAAGCGATGGTGGTGTCGCCACCAAGCAACGCTCGACGTGCCTCATCAGCACTTTGTTCTCGCCAAATCCGATCTGCAAATATCTCTAATTTATCTGTGTAATTCTTCTCTATCTCACCAGAAGCCAACGCTTGAATGCGTTCTTTACGAGTACGGAGAGTGTAGTCACCGCTTGCCATGCTACTGAACTTAGGCTCAACACCCCCAGCCCCCCTAGCAGCAGCGGTTGTGCCTGTGGCTCTTGGCGGGTCATCAATAACACGCGCAGTTGTCTCGACAGTCTCGACCCCTTGAGGGTCAAACGTGCGAGTGCCTTCGGGCGTGGTTATTGTTGTGCCTTCAGGAGCAGTGCCAAAGTCTTTGGGCAAAATACTTTCAGCAGATTGTTTTGGAACAATCAAAGAACTACTTGAAGTTTCGCCTGCGTACCTAAACTCAGGGAATGGAACATCAAACTCTCTGGTTGCTTGTGCGGCTTCCTGAACTGCTCGCCTCATTGGGGCAGCAATCTCAGTCATTCTGTCAGGGTCAAGACCTCGCTTTTGAAGTTCTTCCTTTACCAGAGTTGTAAAATTAGCTTTTTGCTTAGACCGGCTTTTCGCTGTTGCAATATAAAGCGCACGATCAAAGTCAGAAGCAAACTCAATGTTAGATTGCGTTCCACCAAAGTTCGGGCTAACTCGTGGCTTGCCTAAAGCAGGCGGAATCTTGAACGGCTCATCGAACGCTGCGCTAGCTTTGCCTATTGGGGACGGTATGCCAGCACGTTCGGCTGCTGCGCCTACGTCTGCTGCTATGTCTGGTAACTTCTTTGCACCCTGTACTGCCGCTTTACCAGCACCTTTAGTGCCACGAGCCGCAATACCAAACGGCTTAGTTAGCAAGCCGGGATCACCGATGACTGGAATGTAGTTCAACGGGCTGACAATCTCTGAACCTGCATCTGCTAATCCTATGCTGAAGTCCACTGGAGGACCACCGGGAGCACCTGCACTCGGACCAGCAGCAGGATTTAGGAACGGGTTAAAGAACTCACCAGCATTGAACGGTATGTTCTGTTGGAACTCACGGGCTATATCAAAGGCTTCTGTTAGTGAAGCCCCGTTAGCCCTTGCTCCTGCAAACGCTCGGTCGTAATCGGTTTCTTTTGCAGTGATTCCAATAGGACCTGCCTTTACTTCTCTCCCAAGTATCTCGTCAGGCAAGAAAGTACGAATTTCACTTGCGATGCCAGCGGCAGGTTTTCTGATTGCCTCTTCTGCTTCTATGTGCGTTTTAAGCACACCAAGCGCACCACG